ATGTCCACAATGGACGCACTTCTCTCAACACTCACTGTCCCCAACCCTGCGATTATGGTGAAACCTGAGCATCCTGAAGCTGTCAACAAAGCACCTATCGTGGAGGTTATAGACAATGTTCTCCTTCGAGAGCTTAAAATCAGGGACGAAGTTGAAACTGCTTCTCTTCACGCCGGACTTTTTGGAGTTGGTATCCTCAAGATCGGTTACGATAGCGAATATGGATTCGACCCTCGATACGATCTGGGCGGCTCTCTCAAGATGGGCTTCTCACTTTCCCAATTCAGTAAAGCAGGAGATCGCAAGATCGAGACAGATTCCACTGTGTCTGTTGGAATGCCCTGGGTCAAGGCAATTGATCCCCGTGACTTCATCCTTCCTTGGGGAGCTTTCAGACTAAACTCAACACCTTGGATTGTCCACAGGTTTGTACGTCATATTGACGATCTACAAGCTGACGTTAAGTACTCCAACACCAAAAACATAATCCCTAATCTATCAATGGAGAACTTCGTACAATCATACTCCTCAACTATACGTCTATGGAGAGCAGGGAGTCCAACTGATCCCAATGTAGGCCGTGCAAGACGTTTCACACACTCCAAGCGAGGCTCTCGAGATCTAGCCTATGTTGAACTATTCGAGATTCAAGATCGTCGCACCGGTCGTATCATGGTTATCGCTCCTAACTACGACAAGTTCCTACGGGATGACATTAATGCCCTCCAAATTGACAACGTACTACCCTTTGCCGCAGTATCATTCACTCCAAAGGCTAGATCATTCTGGACTACCTCAGACGCATACTATCTCCAGGCTATCCAGATGGAGATATCGGACCTCGCGGTACAACGCACAAAGATAAGACGCTTAGCTGTTCTCAAGTTCCTCTATGACGGTGATGTACTCTCTGATGATGAATTAGCTAAGCTACTTTCACCTGACGTTGCCGCAGCTGCAAAGATTGAGGCTGGTTCTGATATCCAAAAAGCTATCGTCCCTCTAAGTACTCACCCAGATCAGACTCTAATCCTTGAGGAGGAACACCTACGTCGTAACGGACGTGAACAGATTGGCTTCTCAAGGAACCAACTAGGTGAGTTCTCAGGTGGACGTCGCACAGCAACTGAGGCCGGTATTGTTAAACAAGCCTCTGACCTGCGAATGTCCCGACGAGGTTCGGCTATCAAAACCCTCTATGAGGACACAATATCAATAGTCAATGGTATCATCTTTGAGCACTGGACAATACCTCGATATGTTGAGGTCATTGGACAGCAGTACGCTAGTGATTGGCAACAATTCGCTGGGACATCTCTAAAAGCTCGTTACTCCTATAACGTCAACTTCACAGATGACGCAGAGCTACGCCAACGACGTATTGAGGCTCTCCAAATCTACCAAATGATGATACAGGACCCCGCAGTAGACCCAGCAGGTCTCCGTCTATATCTCTCCGATGCCTTTAACGACCCACAATTTGCGAGAGTGTTCAATGCCGATATACAAGATGCAATGCAAGGCCTGCGGCTCGCAGGAGGAGTCCTTAATCCAGCGGGCATTGACGGCGGAGGAGCTGGAGGCCCTGCCAGACAAGGAGGCAGACAGCCTGGGGGTTCCTCGGTGCAAGGTTCACAAGCACCTCCTAATGGTCAAATCGCCGGTGCAGGGAGCCCCTCGCAGGGACAACTGGCCGGTGGAAGGATTAGTAATTGAGCATCTTTATCCAGATCGGGAACATCGTTTTATGTCCCGTAAGGAATTACAGTCTGAATGTAAACGGTTAGGAGTCTCTAGTGGAGCATTACTATGATGACAGACAACTCACAGAACAATCATAAACCAAAAGTCAGAGCTAAAGCAGTCACACTTCGTAATATAGGGCCAGCTAGATGGGAGTGCGAGTTCGAGGGAGTAGTCACTCGTCGTGATATTCACCGAATCAGTCGCATTCTAAAAGTAGAGTTTGCTAGAGCACAGAGACGTTATAGTGTCCAACGCAAGAAGGCTTTACAGGAAGCTCTAATTGCAGAATCCAAGGATGTTAGTATTCCCACACCCAAAAAGGTGACCGCTGAAAAGGTCCAAACTAAGGAGATCGTACAAAATGGCTGATAAAGACACCAGCATTGATGAAGTCCAGGAGGTTGATTATACTGAGGAGGGTGCTGAAGAGGCCCCCGATAACGGTCAACCACAGGAATCAGCTGCTCAAACAGAAGCCCAGCGTTTGTTGTTTGGCATTATCTCAAACCCTGAGGTGGCACAAATCCTTCAAGCTAACCGTGACGGTAAGATTGCAAAGGTTACTGTGTCTGATACAGCTGAACCTGAATCCTCCCCTGCTGCTTTGGAGATCCCTGAGGATGCTCTCGAAGACCTCGATCCTGGTATCAGAACCGTGGTTGAGACAATCTCTAAGCACATCGAAGCTCAGATCAGTCCTCTGACTGAGAAGGTGAATAAGCTACAGCTGCTTGCTGATGGTATGCAGAAAACTGCTATGGATACCCAGATCGGCAAGGTTGCAGGAAAACACAAGGACTTTGAGAAGTATCGTGGTAAGATGGCTGACATTTCAAGAGCTGAGGGTGCAGGACTCTCCGTAGAACAGCTTTATGTTCTCGCTAAGCTGCAAGACGGAGACCTAAACCTCACTGAGCCATCCACCCACAGTGAAAGACCAACTCCGACACCTCAACGTAGAGCTGTCAGATCAAAAACAGCAGGTCCACAAGTAGGTCGCAAGGCGTGGCAAATCTCGCTTGGAGACGCACTTGATAGGACACTAACCCCCGAACAGTAGTAGATACTGAATCGACTGCAAGGAGTAACTTCTTATGGCGACGACGCTTCCAACTTATACTAGAACACTTGACGATGCGTTCGTCAGTACCTGGTATGAGATCCGCGAAGATGCCATTGACAACATTCTGAACGCTACCCCCGTCTGGAATGTTCTCTTCAACTCTGGAGCCTTCACCGAACAGGTCGGTGGGGAGATCATCACACGCACAATCGCTTATGGAGAGATTGCTCCAGAGCAGGTCAAGAAGGGCCATGTGATGACTCCTAGTGAGCCAAAGTTGGACACACTGGCACATTGGGACTGGCGATATATCGCCTCTAACATTCAACGTTCAACCTTTACTGACCAGAAGAACAATGGTCCATCAAAGATCAAGGACTACGTTGGTCGTCGTATCACCGCAGCCCGTGATGGTCTTGAACAACAGTATGAGACTGACATTTGGGCAGCCTTTGTCTCTGCTGAGGGTGGTGACGGAATCTCCTCTCTCAACGATATGATTCCTCTGGTGACCAACCGGACATCCGGTACGTATGGAAAAATTGCACGTCCTTCTAGCTACACAGACAACACCCTCGGAGTAGATATCCCTGATGGTGGTAATGAGTGGTGGGGACCGTCATACTACGAAGGTGTCTGGGCAACGGTTGACGTAGATCTTCTCACGGACATGAAGAAGCTCTACAATGGTATCCATCTTAATCAAGACGCTCCAAACCTGATCATCATGGATCAGACGATGTTCGAGTACTACGAGGACTTCGCTATTGATATCTCTCAGATCATCAAGGATGAGACGACTCGTCTCGCTGATATGGGCTTTGAGGTGTTGCGTTTCAAGGGTAAGCCTGTCATCTATAGTTCTAACATCACCGATAAGAACGCTTTGTTCCTCAATACCGACTGGATTGAGGTAGTCTACGATCCTCAGTTGTGGTTTGACATGACTGATTGGAAGCCTCAAGCGTTCGAGTTTGACCGTGCGGCTCAGATTGTCTGTGCTGCCAACATGATCTCTACTCAGCTGCGTCGGCATGGCCGTCTTGAGTACTCGTAAACCTGAGGGTTCAAAGATTGAATCCTCAGAGAAAGGAAATAAGTCATGCCAATGAAGGTAGTTTTTGAGACCGCACTTGATCAGACTTGGAGTCCTGGGTCAACCTCAGGACAGCAGGACCAGGTTGGAGATAAAATTGGAGACCTCCGTTGGGAGGGTAGCAAGTGCTACAAGTGTGTCAAGTATAACAAGACGAGTGGTAACGATGGAGTAGCGGGTGAGGCCACCTACTATAACAGCGTTGATGGTTATAAGGACAACGTCGTTACAAGTGATCTCAGTGTAGCTGAGACAGGTATGGATACCGACACCGGAGCGTACGGAGCTGGTATCCTGGTAGCCAATGTTGTAGACCTTGACATCTGTTGGATTCAGATTAAGGGTCTTGCCACGATGTCCATTGCACTCCAAGCTGGAAGTGATGGGGATGCGTTGACCCCCAAGGGTGCTCAAGATGGTAACCTCGATCTCAATGTC